TGGTGGTGCTTCTTGAAGATATGGTTGTACATCTGCTATCAACTCTACCCATTGAGGATTCATTGTCATATAACGGATAATCATATAGTTGCTCCAACTCTTTCTATCCGATTCATCCAATGATTCCCAATACTTAGGGTCTTGCTCATTAGTAATTGCTTTAATGTGGTCAAACAATCCTTTTGCCATTATTCTTCTACCTTTAATCCTTTTGGTAATAGTTCATTTAATAACTCACCACAATCTCCACATAAGAATACCTCAATTGGGATAACCTCATCTTCAGTTCCACCTGTCAATAATTTAGATGTTTTACGAAATGAAAACCCCTGCACAAAAACCTCACCACCACAACCTTTACATTCGATTGGGTTTGTTTTTGTTAAATCTAATGGTGCATCTTCTTGTGGTGTTAATGCTTTACCGTCTGCTCCTATAATTCCTGCCATTTTAAATTGCGTTTAATATTTGTATAAGTGTTGCTGCCGCAGTTATTTCTTTATCAATTACCAATGCTGATTTATAAGCACCATCTCCTAATAAAAGAATTACATTAGCGGTATTTTCTCCAGCATATTCTTCCACTTTATCGTATAGTAAAGTGTATAGTTCCGTAAAATCAGATACCTTCGAATCAATCAATGCCTGTCTCACATTCATATATTTGTTTCTCTTATCATCATTAGATTTTAAGATATCTAATACTTTGATTTTGTAATCGTTCTCTAATAGGTTCTGAACATCTACTTTTAACTTTCCTTTGTTGGAGTTAAGTTGGCAAGTATTGATAACCTTACGAATATCAGGATATGCAGCATCTATGATAGGTACTAAATCCTTAATATCAAACTCAATCTCTTCAGCTTTTAAGATGTTACTGATTTGGATTGCCACATCTTTCTTTGTAGGTGGAATGATTTGGAATGTTTGACATCTACTTTGAATAGGTTCAATTACCTTCTCCACATAGTTACATGTTAGAATAAAACGGCAATGTGCGGAAAACGTTTCCATTAAGTTACGCAAGATTGCCTGTGCGTTGTGAGTCATATAATCAAACTCATCCAAAATGATAATCTTAAATGGCTTGAATCCCATTGAAGATGCAAAGTTGGTTACTTTGTTACGGACTGTATCTACATTGTTCTCCGATGATGCGTTGATAATCATATAATCACATTCGATTGAATTTACGATTAACTTAGCTAATGTGGTTTTACCAGTACCAGCTCTACCATACAATAACAAATGTGGTACATCTCCACTTTCTAAATAACCTTCTACTTTTGCTTTTAGGTGGTCATTACCCACATATTCCGATAACTTTGATGGTCTATAACGTTCACACCATAAGCTATTGTTTACTTTTTCTTTTGTTTGTTCTATAAAAGACATATTATTTTTATTTACCCGTTGACCCAAATCCACCACTACCTCTCTTACTTTCACTTAACTCATCCACCTCTACAATTTGAATAATTGGGTGTGGTACAATTATTATTTGAGCAATTCTATCTCCCACATTATAAGCAATAGAATCCAACCCATTCAATTTGTTAAAAGTTGCTTGTAGTTCTCCTCTATATCCGGCATCAATAATACCAACTGAATTACTTAACATTAATTCGGTGTTTCGTATAGATGAACGAGGAAAAACCAATCCAACCATCCCATCGGGTATCTCCAATGCAATACCCAATCCATATGTTATTTGGAATGATGTATTTTCTATAATAGATGTTGCTACCAAATCCATTCCAGCATCACTCTCCTTTGCGTACTTTGGTTTTACCGCATCAGGATGTACTTTTTTAATTTTTACTTTCATGTGTAAATAATTTTTCTTTTTGTTGCATTTCTCTACCCTTCTCTGTCATCTCTCTTGCAAATATCTTAAACACCTTTCCATCTTTATGTGTAAATGTTATATTTGAATGTTCGTTATTTGATATGGTGAATTGAACTTGTGGTTCAGCATCTCCCATATTTTCATTAGTCCATGCAAATATTTGTGGTTCATCTTCATCAAATTGAAAACACCACTCACACTCTTCGTATTTATTTGGTTGTTTTATATTGATTGATTGTTTTGGAGAATATTGAATATCCTCAAATAACTCTAATTGTTTTCCCATTATCTTCCTACTTCTTTTAAATATTTTGCTTTGAATTCATCCCAACCCATTCCAATACCTTCAATATAGAATAGGTGTTCTGGTTTAATTCTACCTTCATCATGCAATTTAGAATATCTACTAATAGCATGTTTTTTCCACCATTTGTTAATGTAATCAATACCTTGCTCAAATTTAGGTTTCAATACCAACGCATCTTCTTCGATTTGCTTACATAAGAACTCTCTTCCGTTCTCATACATCATAGCAAGATATACACCTCTTTTAAATCCGTGATGATATTCGGTTGCCTTAATACCGCACTCTTTAAAGATTTGACCTAATATCTTTTGTTTGATACCACTAACAGGTCCGTTAGCTTCATATCCCATATTTGCACCATTACGAGCTCTCTCTTCAGTAATGTTATCTCTATACCACTCTGCTCTATTTTCCTTTAACCATTGATGCCACGGGTCATAGAATTTATCATCCGGCTTCAAACTAATCTTACCAGCCGATTCTCCCAAAGTTTTGAAAAGTGGAATACCATTGTATTGTGAGTGAATTCCGTAAAGTGATGTTGTACCAACTGCTACAAGAGTTTGACCATACTTTGTTTTCCAATGGTTTCTAACTTCGGGAACAGTAGTCATCATAGCAACCAACTTACCACCTAAGAAGTTATATCCTAATGGCTGTGTACATACAATAGTAGATGCTATTGTAGTATGGTTTAACTTACCATCCACAAACTTATTATCTTTACTCCAACCAATATAGTTATCTCTAACTCCCATTGAAGTAACATCAGATGCTAATGAAATCTGTCCTAATAACTTTCCACTCACTCTATCTTTCACATTAATCTTAACATTTCTGCCAGGGTTTGCTGTAAAATCCATTGTATGAATCATCCTACGGATTTGTGCCCATTTAGTAGATTCTTTTGGATTATCATCTACAATTTCAACATAAGGTTCTAACGATTCAATTTCTTTTATCGTTAGTTCCTTATTATTGATATCAGTTGGTTTCCATTGTAAATCATAATATGTAGCTATTTGGGATTTATCCTTAATCATTGTATCTCCCTGCAATTCTACCCATTTTTTGTATAGAGTTTGTTCCTCCACACTCATAGTAAGTAGGTAATCCATATTTTCTATTAGATTTGCCTTCTCTCTATCAAAGTCAAATACAGGTTTTTCCGGTTCACTATCCCAAAAGCTCATATTATATTATTTTACGATTGCTACAATTTTATTAGTTACTATTGATGGTCCGTAGATATAAAGTTCTTTACCAGCATTCTTTACAAGGAACTCTTTCAAGTTCATATCCCATTCCTCACAAACATATAGATAATCATCTAATAGTATTTGCTGTTCTTCAAGTACAGTATAGTGCTGATTTGCCATCTTATTTAATCTCTACAAGGTAATAGTTTGATACATAATCTCCATCCGTAAATGATACGTGTGATAATCCTTTTGAAGAGATTTTCAATGAAGATGTTTTAGAACCTTTGTTAGCCATTAAGATAGCTTTCAAATACTTCGCAGAGAATGCGATTGGTTCGATATCATTAGTTGCAGTAGAATCCACATCCAATGAGATTCGGTTGGAGTTGATTGAAGAGTATCCTAAAATAATCTCACCCTTACCACCTTTGTGAATAAATGTAAATGTATCCGCATCTGATAATACGCCTTTTGATTTGATGAACTTATTTACAAAATCGTCATCTAATGTAATTTCTGCATCAAATGGAGGAAGTGCTTTCAAATCAGGTACCGCAGGGATAACTGATGGTGCAGCTAACATATATTGTACTTTAGTTTTCTTATCGGAAAACTTTAATGCTCCAGTCACTTCTTCAATAGTGATAGCATCATCTAATACCGATAACAAACCTTTTAATTGTGATGTTGTGTAGATACCAAACTCACCATTTGGGAAATCCGATTCTGCAACAGTTACATCACCTAATAAAGTTTTATCATCTGAAATCATTCTTACCGATAAGTTATTCTCATCGGATTTTACCATAACGGATTCAATCTCACCACCTAAGTTGTAACGACCAACGAAACCATCAAATTTGCTTCTGTTCATAATTAGTTATTTATTGTTTTATTTATTTTATAGTTGTTCACAAAGATACAAATATTTTCCGAATATTCCAACTAAAAAGAGAAAAACTTTTCAGCTGTTTTTTGTGAAGAAAGTACTTCACCCCAACCCAATGCTCCGTAGAAATCTTCTAACTTCTTTAATAACTCTCTCTCAAAGATTTTATCATAATCAATGTAAGTTTTTACCAAATCCATAATTTCATTTGGGTCTTCGTAACCTTTGAACCCAAGACCATCTAACCCATATGGATTTTGTTTTAGATAAACCCATTTAATCTTATCACCATCTTTCATTGGTTCGCACTTTTGGATATTAAAATGTGCAATAAGTTGGTTATGTGCAATTGCTGCTTTAACGTGCGCAGGTGTTCCACTATTGAATTGAAACATTGCTCTATTATCCTTTTTCTTTGGTATGTATTTAGATAACTCTTTAACTGCTGAATTCTTAGCAATTGAAGTTACATCCATATTAACCAAATCTTTTTTGAAATCATGTATCTTATCGGTTAGTACATCTTCCGTTTCACCCTTTAGAATGTCAATTAAGATACCACTCATAAACTTACGGAATTGTGCAGGATATGATGAACGAACCACATCCAATCCTTTAACATCTAATCTATCGCATGGAATACCATTTTCCGCAATAATCCATTGTGCGTATCTTTTTTTAGCAATCCAAATACCTGATTTAGATACAAACTCTTTCTTAATTTGGAAACGATGTTTGGTTTTATCTACATTGAATACTCTCTCCGATAATACATCATAGAAATTGTTTAAGAAATCCTGCGTTTCACCAGCAATTGTATCTACTTTTAATGCAATTTCAGTATCATTATCAGCTTTCCAATTCTCATATCTATGGTCTAATATAGGTACTGCTGAAAAGAATACCGAATCCGTATCAATGTATATGTTGAAATCCTGTCCGGTTGTTCCTAATTCTTTATTGTATTTAATATTAGCCATATCAGCCGTAGATTTAATTACAGTTTGACCTGTTGTTGTTACGGCTTCTGCATTATCTACATCATAGAAACGGAATGCAGGTAATCCCAATACTCCATATAGTGAGTTTAATAAAATCTTTTGTACTAACTGTCTTTTCTTATAGAATGCATATTTTTCTTTATCACCACTCTCACCAAATTGTTTTTCCAACTTACGGAACTCTACACGTTGAGAGAACCACAAATCTAAAATATCAGGGATACAACCAGCTTTATCGGTTCTATAAAGTACACCATTGGATGATACTGAATACTTACTTTCTTCCAATAACTTCTTTAGGTTTTCTTTTGATATCGTTCGGTTTCCAATAAAGAACTCATCAATCTCACCTTTCATATACTTTTGAGCATCCCAATTATCAATCTTAGCCACCTTTGTTTCAGGTGATATGTTAAGAGTCATAATGATGGATGGATATAGTGATGTTAAGTCCAAGTCATATATCCAATCATACTTACCAACAATAGGTGCTTTTACATATGCCCCAATAAACTTCTCTTGGTCATTATCTCTTAATGCCTGCATCCTTTCTTGTCTATCCGCAGGTTTGTTAGGTGCTACAATGTTCTTTCTCTTTAGATAAGTTAGTAGTGCACCTTCCAAATACTTTGATGAATATACAAAGTCCTCATATGGTACGTGTCCAGCGTGGCAGATACCTCTAGCAGTATCAATGAATTGTAGTTTGGCATCCATATCTACAACTAACTGAACATCCACTAAGTTATACTCAATAAACTTTTCAATATCATCTCTGAATAAGATATCCAAATTACCTTTGTATTCAATCTTACCTCTACCCAACTCTCTCATTGCAATACTATCCAAACGATAGTTATCCAACTCCGTATATGTAAAGTTTTTATACAATCCTAAATAATCCAAATAAGATACACCCGCCATAAAGAATCTCTTACGATATGGTGACCAGAAACATTCTCCGATTGGTGATAAACGATTAGCATGCTTTTGACCTAACACCCGTTTGATACGATTGTATAGGTAAGGTGTATCGAAGTAATCAATGTTCCAACCCGTAACGATTGTTGGGTTAATATACTCATACAAATCCAAGTATTTAAGTATCATATCCCTCTCATCCACAAATGGAATTACAATTGCTTTATCGGTTTTCTTCTCCACCATCTTACCACTCTTATCCATAATAAGAACATAGTATTGGTCAGCTGCTGAATCATGTAAACCAATTGCGGTTAATTCATTTTCAGCTTTTTCAGTATCCGGCAATCCCGTCTCCATCTCACACTCAATATCGTATGTTAAGATAACGTGCCCCTCCGATGGAACATCTGAATCCGTATAAGTATCAACCAATACTCTAGTAGTTTCGGCAACATCCGATTCAAACAAATTAGGGTCATCTCCTTTAAATTTGTATATCTTTGTTAGTTTATCACCATATAACGATGTATAATCACCTCTTTCGGCTTTTTCATACGCATAACGAGTGTAAGGAAAACTTCTGTATCCCTGAACATCATCCCAAATGTGCACTAAATTCTTTTCTCTCTGATAATATACGTTCTGGTACATCTATAAATTTAATTTTTTGTGTAATTCGGTAATCATCTTACCTTCATTTTCCGATAACTCTAAAGCCCTTTCTATACTTTTTTTCTCTCTTTCCTTTCTATAATTATCGTCATCCAATATTTTATCAAGCATTTCAAACAGGTCTTTTTTAAATTTAAAAAACAACCCATTTGGTTCTATTTCTTCATAACATAGTGATTCTTGATATATCATTGGAGTACCATTCATAAGACAATCGGTTGCGGATACACTCCACCCATAGTTAGTTTGTCTCATTTGAATACCAACTTTACATTGTTGTAATCTACCATAGTATTCATGTTTTGGTAATTTGGTATTATCAATCCAATTGTATTCAGGTGTACCTTTTAATTGAGGCACCCACACACTAAAATCCTGCCGTTTTTTTCTATATTCAGCCATCAATTTAACAAAAGCTGGATATCCTTTGTAAGCTGCTGCTCTATGGTTGAATACTATAATGTTTCTTTTTTCTTCAAATGCAGATTCTACTACATTTTCTTTTGGTAATCCCAAATTCCATACTACTAAAATATCATCTA